ATTGCGGAAACAGCACCTGCGGCGGTAGCTGGCTCTTCATCAATCACAACTTGTCCGTAGGTTTCTTTTACGATACCTAAGTGGCACACTTTTCGGACTCCTGCAAAGAGGTGTCCTGCTGTGTGTTTGGTGGATACATAGTGATAAACACCCATATATTTCACACCAATTTCGCCGCCGTTTTTAAGGGCAGCATCTGCCATAGAGAAACCATTAGCCTGCATATATGCTTCAAGCAATTCAAAATCAGCAGCACGCCATACTATGAACGCACCTTTTTGATTAAGAAGAGATTGACCGTTTGCTTCACGGATTTCTCTAAGAATTCCTCTAATAATGTCGTCTATGTTGGCGAGAGAAACAGTGATGTTTCCTGCCGCACCTCCAATAGAAGCATTGTCAAAGTCTGTCCAGTCAGCGTGAGCCGCTAGCATTGCCGTTTCAATCGCCTCATTTAAGAGAGTTCCCTGCCTATCGGCAAGTTCCATCTGCTTTGCATAAGGAGTTTGAGCTAGGTCTGCTCGGTCAATTAGCTGAGGTAGGATACCGATATCACTGATAGTGACGCTCTCATCGGTAAGAGTAACGTCTTGATGAGTATAGGCAGAGCCACGAGCGGTTGTCTGCACGGTAGGATCTGTGAAATAAGGATTATGTAACACACGAGTATTTGTATACTCTACATTACAGATTTCCTTCCAGTTCTGTGGTGTATCCAATCTCTCTTGAGCTTTAACCGCCCAGTCTTCATCATAAATACCTTTTGTTACTCACCTTTCGGTGGGGTAAGCCATTTCTGCTTACCTCTACGACTTCGTTTAGATTATATCGTAGAGCAGACTGTCGCTTCCTCCAGTGGAGGTCTTCTCGCTCAGTCGTTCAGGCTGCTTTCGCTTGCCCCCTGTCGTCTGTCGCCAGACTTCCAAGTCAATCAGAGAAGATTTTAATACAACTAGCTATTAATCGTATTTGCCAATTTAGTTAAGTTTACATTATTGCGTTGTTATCGCATTTCTATAAACTTTAAGAGATTAAACTTGATAATCAAGTCGGTCTCTAATTATTTCATTTGGCTCTGTCGTGCAACTCCTCCTGTTGTAGAGGAAGAGAATTTACTGCCAGAGGTTTCTCGCTTATAGCGAGCATTAACCACTTGGCGGCGAAGCTCCTGATTCTCTGGTGTATTTTCTGGTAATTCGTCTTTAGCGAGCCAGTAATCCACAGAGTCTCTAGGTGAGCTGGCACTACGTTTAGAACCTTTAGGAATAGCATTTGCGGAAGCATCTGCTTCACGTAATTCCTTGAGTTCAGCTTGGAAAAACTTATTTTCCACGATGTCGTCAAGTTCTTTGCCTGTATTCTTAACAAACTCTTGAGCCAATTCTTGCTCTTTCTTACCTTTAATGCCGTTGGCAACGAGGTAAGCTTTTTGAGCATAATCAAAGTCTTCCGACTTGTTTGATTTAGGTTCAGGTTTCTCTTCCTTAGGTTCAACACCGAGCTTCTTGCGAAGTTGTGCGGTTTGTCGTTCCATTCGGGCGAGTCGTGCTTCAGGAGTTTCCTTGGGTTTGTCTTCCGACTTTTCCTCGGGCTTATCATCTGCACCTTCTTCTAAATCGTTTTCATTGTTGTTGAAGTCAATGTCTTCATTTTCATTTTCCATATAATGAGAGGTTAATTCAATTATTAAAATTGAGAAAGTTAATAAATCACTTTTGTGGTGTGAGAACCAAAAAACCGACTCCTTTGAGGAAGTCGGCTAGCCCCTGAAGGGCATCACACTCTTCAGGAAGCCAGCTGACCTCCCCAATGGAATGTGATGCCTAAATAAATTGTAATGAACTTTAGTTTCCTGTTTAATTCCCTGCTACAAAGTAGAATAAGGTAACTTCAATAACACCTGCTGTTAGAGCAGCTGTTGCGATAGTTACTGTTACATCTCCTTTAGCTGTGAGCTTAACTGGAGTAGCAAATACTGGAACTGCGTTAATCACTGCGTCTAAAGAGAATGAAGCAACTGCAGTTGCCGCCAAGAGTGCTGTGGTACTTGAACCTGCTGATGTTCCTACTGCAATAGTAGCTGCACCTCCTGAAGTACAAGCGGTTGTTGAGTTGACCGTTCCACCAACGATAACTGCGTTGTTTGGAAGAGCAACTGTCTGCTTTGGTGTGATAGTGCTTACTGCACCTCCATCTACTGAAAAATCATAGATAGCTCTCGCCATTCTAAGATTTCCCAATCCTGAACTACCATCTACTGCTTTGATTTCATCTGCTAATGTTTGACTTGTTGATGACATATTTTTTTTATTATTCTGGTAATATCAATTTTAGAGATTTGAAACTCCGACTTTAATCAAAATATAAGGTTACATCTAAAGCAGTCCCTCCTATCGTTGCATATAATCCAGTATTAAAACTTGCCCCTCCTAGATTATGATAACCTATTGCTGGAGTTATCGTGTTGTTTATTACAGTTGTTGCAGCTGAAGTGTTATCCCAAAGCTTAATCGTTCCAGCATTTGTTGAATTAACATACATCCCGATAAGTTTTCCGCTTCCCGTTTTAACTAAAGCACTTGCTGTTAAGTTTACATATTTATTCATATTGTTTACTCATTATAAACTTATTTTAAATGTCAAGCAAGTTTATTGATGAGAGTTTTCTTCGTTTTCTTTTTTATCGACCTTTTCTACTATAAATTTATCTAATTCACCAAACCCTTGCTCTAGGAATTGAATAGCCATAGCTGAAGCTAGGGTGTGTTGTCCCAACATTTCAAAATTCCACATCTCTCTTTTCTGTAAAAGCATATTGAAAGCTGGAGTTAGAGCAAAGTTTTTAGTTGCATCGTGTTCGCCTTGCTCCATTCTACCGTGTTGATACAAGGGAGCTAAAAGAACCTTATAAATAGCATTTTTTAAGACTTTATCCTCATTGAATGCTTTAATCTTATCTATCTGAAACTTTGTTAAATAATCTTCTGGTTTCATAATAATTTAATTAGCTAATAATGGTGCTTCGACTTGTTGTGGTTGAACTTGTGGTTGTTCTGTTGGTATTGCTTTGGTAAAACTACTGAAATCTATTGGGTCAAGACCGCTGGCCTCTACAATATTATTAAATAATTTAGCCATTGCTTCATTTTGTAAGATAGCAGGGTTAGCAAAGATAGTTCTAAAAATAGAGTTAAGTTTCTGCACTCTGTCTATCATATCTTTTTGTTTATTTGCAACATTGAACTTAACTTTAATCGGAATTTTCTTGAACTCGTCTTTCATAATCTTAATGAAGTGAGATTTACCACTTTTTATCCAGTCCTCTTTGATTATGGAAATAAGAAGGTCTTGTTGTTCTTTGGAAACTGTTTTACCTGAAAGAATAGCTTCTTTTATTCTTTGATTAGATGTGTTGATAGCTACCCTATCAGCTACTTCTCTTAACTCGTCAATAGAAAGCTCGTCTAGCCATTCATCACCTTTGTTTAGATCATCTACGAGATACTGAGTAACCCAGTCTGTGTAAATTTCTTGCCAGAAAGATGCAATTCTACCTTGTCTGTATTCGTGAATACCCTCACCTTGATTAGTTACGATTTCAGTTGTGCCTAGTGGTGTGCCTGATACTGGATTAAGTCCCAATGCGGGATCGGAAGCTGAACCCATAACTCTAGCGTGTTGCTCCCAAGAGTTTACATAGTTATCAAAAGCCGCCTTGTTAAAAGGTTGAATAACCATTTGCTCCCATTGTTTGTCTTCTTCTATATAAACTATGTCGTTGTGGTCTATGTTCTTTAAATTATTATTAGCCGCTAGTTTTTTATCAGTGGTTTTAGTGATGACCTTTGAAGCCGCCGCCAACATTTGCTGTAAGTGTATTTCAGAGAAATTAGTCCAAAGTTGAGCTGGTAAGAGTTCTTCAATTCCTCCCATTCCACAAGCTGTGCCATAACGGTTAGTTCGCTTGAATGCTTTGTAGATTTTCTTTTTTTCTATGCCTTTGAATAAACAAATACCTGTGTCCTTGCCATCGGAATTCTTGTAGTAAGTTACGATATAAATTTGTGGACAAAAGCCGTCTTCTTCGGTATATTCCTCATTCTCGTCTGTATTGAGCCAAGTTTTAAGGAAAGTGCCATGTAATTCGTAGATTTCTACATACTTGCTGGGGGTCTTGCCGTCCTTGGAAGCCAAGCTAACATTCTTTTTAGATTGAGCTTGTAAGATAGCATTTTCTATTTCTTCATCATACCATTTGCCTTTCATTTCTAGCAGTTGGTCTATAGAGTAATCGTGCTTTTCACAGATTGAGCCAGAAAGAATATCTGTCTGGTCGCAAAAAGCTATCCTCTGCAGTGGGACAATCTCTGGTTTCTTTTCGTTTACATTCTTGACTAGGATAAGTCCAAAGTCAAAGTGAGACTCTACGGAGTTGTCTATTTCTAGGTCAATTCCGTTTTCAATAGCCCATTTATAGTGGAATTTTCGGGTCAAAAGAGATAAGTGATAATAGTCTGGGTCATCTACATACGACAAAACATCCTTTACATCAAAGCCTTCTGTCCTGTAATTAACATTTGCTATTGGAATTATTATGTTCTTATAGGGTCTATTGTCATCGTTTTTTCCTTTAATAAACTTAGAATTTTTGGCTGAGACCGCTTTGTTGATGTGGTCATACATATGAAACTCCCAGTTAGGAGTTACGGGAACTCCTCTAGTTTTGTAAGCAATTGACTCTGCTTTTATATATTCGTAAACATTTTTTACATCTTCTTCTGTTTTATTCATCATATTATATTTTTATATTAAAAAAACCGATTGTTGTTCAGACAATCGGTTAATGCTCTAACTAGGAAACTTCTAGATAACCTAGTTAGGACATTAGCTAATTGTCCCAACTTCTAGAAGTTTTTTTATTTAGTTATTTTTAATTATATCATATTTTTTAAAATCTTCTTACCCAATAAACTACGGAGTGCATTTGGATTTCTCTTTATATCTTCCTTTATCATTCTTTTTAATCGTTTTATTGCTTTTATTGCGTCGCCTTTATTCATATCTTTAATCATTAGAATCCTAAAAACTTAAATAACCTAAGAAACAACTTAGTAATCCAGCCGTCATTTTCATCACATATTTTTTTGTATAATTCTTCGTTATTCATCCTAGTTGTTTTGTTAGAGAGATACCTAATAAATTGATTGACGTATTATCATAGCCCGTAAAACATCTACGAGCTTGAAATACTTTCAAATCTCTTTGGAGAGTTTTTGTTTCATTGGAAACTATAATATTTGTTTCGGACTTTATGAAGTCGGGAAAATCTATCTCGGAGAGCATTTTAGTTAAATCATCGCCTGTGGACTTTAAAACTTTACCATTAACACGAATTTCTAATTTGTATTTTGGTTCTGGCTTAACTGTTTTTTTCTTTGTTATTTTCTTTGTTGTTTTCTTTTTCATTTCTTTTTATTATACCACAAGTAAAAAATAAAATGCAAGTCAAATATTATTACAACGCAGGATTATCTCTGTTTGCCATTTTAGATTGACGGATGACATTGACTTCAAAGAATTGCTCTCTAGTATTTGAGTTGTCCATTGTTAGGGCATATCTTAAGGCATCTAATAAATGATCATTCTCTTTAATAGGTTTTTCTTCCTCTGGTCTGTCTGGTTTAGAAGTAGGATAAGCATAGGTTTCTAGCTCCCATAAAAGATTAGTGCAAGACTTGTGTATCTTTAATCTGTTGGTTTTAAATAGTTCTCTTACTGTACTGATACCATTTCGGACACTATCCTTGTTTTTGACTACCTCCCGAACATTTACTTGTCGTCTTTTTAGCTCTTCAATACCTGAAGCACTCTCAGGGTCTGGGTAGCACTCTTCCCATTTAAGTCCAGCCACATAATCGGCTATCTGAGCATCAGTCTGTCCTCGTTTATACCATTCATCCATTACCCAATAGTTTGCATATTTATCTTTTTTGATTGTAAGAACTGCCGCTGGATTAGTAAAACCAAAATCTACCCCTCCAAAGGTTTTAACTATTGAAACTTTAGGATCATTCTCAAATGTATGAAATGGCCTAGCAAACTCTTTATAAACCAATCCCTCGCTTTTCCTAAAGTCCGCTAAATATTCTTGTGCAAAACGGTCTTCTGTTAGTTCTTGTTTTGCTTTCTCCACTTCTTCTTTTGGAATGTGTGGATTATCATAACTTGTAAAATGGAAAGATTTATAGTCCTCGTCTTTCCCTTCTAAATTATATAAATCGTAAAAGTGATTAAATCCTTTAGGGGTGGAGATAAACAATGCTTCTCCTTTTGTGTCAGTTAGAGTTGGTCTGATTACTTCTTGCCAGTTAAGCCAAAAGTTTCTC